ACCTTGCCAGTGACCGCTGTTTTTAATTTAGAACCGGGATTTTTTCTTCTATAGGCAGCAACACCGGCTCGTGTCATGCCTGCTCCAGACTTTGTAGGTCTAAAGTTTTTCTTGTTTCTAGCTGGCATATTGTCAGCTTTACGCATTATGCCTTCTTCGCAGTTTTAGCTGATCTTTTTAATGCTTTAGAACTTACAGTTCCTTTACCGGGTCTGCTTGTGCCTGCTTTTTTTCTTTTGTTCATGTAGTAGTAAAGTCCTTTCTTAACTCTTCTACCATCTTTAGTTGTATGGTAAGCGCTACCGCCTTTTTTAGCTTCAAAACGTGCTCCCATTCCTTTAGCCATTCCTTTAGCTCTCGCTATTTCATAACTAGATTTTTTTCCATCTTTATTTAAATCTCTAGCCTTAATTACTTTTTTATTTCCCATTCCAAATCGTTTGGTCATCTTAATACTCCTGTATTACTTTGTTGCAATCGAGACAATACTTTATTTTTCTTGTCACGTTGTTTTCGTGATTACAATCTTCTGTTCCTTGTCTAGAAGAAATAAAGATTTTTTTTATTTTATTAATAAATTTATTAATCATTATTTATTAATTTTTCCAGATTTTTTAGCTTTGCTTCCAAATCTTCCGTAAGAATCATCTCTAGATGCTTTTAATTGTTTCTTAGTTCTTTTCTTACGAATTCTCATTGCGATAGACTCGTCTTTTCTATCTTTGTAACCTTGTTTTTTCTTTTTAACTTTTCCACCTTTTTTATACATAGCACCACCTGCCATGCCCATGTCTGAAGGATAGTAACCAGATCTCATATCTTTTCTCATTACTCCACCACCCATAGCTTTTGCTCTTCCACCAGATTTTAATGGTTGAGTTGTTTGTGTGTTAAATCTTCTATTTGCCATTTTTTATCTCCTTATTTTTTTCCATTTCGGAAAATTTGTGTTCCCTTTATACCAAAAATACTCGCACATACAAGTATCCATAAATTTGTAAACCATGTCGGCAGCGCCTGAAAATGCTCGAAGAAAGTTTTTATCTTCTCCATAGCAGCCGGATCGTCCGACCAAACTCCCCATGCGAGCACCAATATGGGCAACGTAAGAATCGCTAAAACGACCTCATCCTTGTAGTCGTTTTGACGGGCTTCTAAAAGTTTGCCTTGGTAAGCTTCCTCACCTCGAGCTTGCTTTTCTGCGTGCATCAACTGCGCATCAGACATTGCCATCTTCGTTTTTTGACGATTAGCATAAATCTTACTGCCAGCGTTTATCGCTAATTTAATAGCACTAAACCACATACTAGTACCACTTAACAGTAGATTTTTTAGAAGCTAACATTCTTCTTTGACCACCAACTTTGTTAACTGTTGGTTCACCCAAAGGAATTTTAACTTCAACTTCTTTTGCATAACCATCCGAATTAACTGAAAGAGTGTTTTTACCATCTGCTTTTGGCGTATCAGATACAACTTCTCCAACATAATTTGGATTGTTTTTTGTAAAGAATGTTTTTCCTTTTCCCATAGTTTTCTCCTTATTAGTTTATTACACTATCTTTTAGGACCTTTCAAGATCCTAACATCTGTTTGTTTCATCATATCATTCATCATTTTAGCTTCTTGAGACATCATTTGTTTAGTTAATGACGTATCAGCTCTTAATTCAGCTAATTCTTGATTTTGATCTAATTTTTCATCAAACTGTTTTTGACCCATTAATTGCTTAGATCTGTCTAAATTAATCTTTTCTTGAGCTTGATCACGTTTAGCAGAGTCATCCATAGCTCTTAAATCAAGTTCTCTTGCCTTTAATTTAGCAATTGGGTCTCCATTGTACTCACCCATAATTTTATTTTCTTCGTTTTTAAATTCTTCAGTCATTTCTGCGATTAATTTAGCTTTTCTAGACTCTAAACTCATTGACAATGACATTATTTGCTGTTGAATTTGCGGATCTTGTTGCAACATTGGATTTTGTTGCATTGCTTGTTGTAATTGCATTAATTTTGCAATTTCTTCTCTAAATTCTACCTCTAATTGCTCTTGTGCCATCAAAGAAATGTGTTCAAAAATGTTTTTTTCTAATGCAGCCATTACAACCGGGTTATTTCTAGCAATATTTGTTGCCATAAAATTTAAATGGGTTGTAATATGCGCTTGATGGTCTTGTCCTTTAAAAGCTTGGAACGGTTTTCCGCTCATTGCAAGAATATTTTCTGCTGCAGGGTCTATTGGTTGTGGTTGTTGTGGTGGCGGAAGTATTTTATCAATATTTTTTACTCCAATTGCCGAATACATTGCATGAAAAGCTTCATATAAGTTGTGCATTTGCGGATTTGACATCGCAAGTTGTAATTCTGTTTGTGCTAAACTAATTCTTTGTGATTGAGAAAAAATATTTGGGTCTGCAACAGGAATAATATCTATTTTATCATCAAAATCTGTTTGTTTTATATTTCTTTGACCACCTACTACATCATAAGGGTATTCTGCCGGCATGTAAGTTTTAAAAACTCCTGCTAATAATTGAAATTCACACTTCATCGCCACATACAATCTTTTATGTATGGCTGACATGACTCTGGAACCACGTTCTAAGAGAGCTATGGTCGTACCAACAGCTGCTTGTTGGTTGCCGTCACCGACCTGCATGTCAGCTATGGCGGCAAATCGTTGCCCTGCCTGTACCACAATACCCATCAACTGTAATAATGTTGGTGAGGGTTCTTTAAAAGGTAAAGGCATAAATGCATCTTTGATACTTCCTCCAGGTGCATCTACATCTCTGAATTCGCCGGGTTGTATAGCCTGTGCTTCGTCTCTTACTCGTATTCCTCGTTGTTTAAATCCTGCAGGTAAATTACTTAATGTACCCGCATCTAGTAGTTGTCTTAACGCAGTAGTTGCCGTTCTAGACAAACCACCGATCATATGAATTAATCCAAAACCATAAAAACCTAATCCAGGTAAAAATTTAAAATGTACAAAGTATTCTATTTTAAGTTTTTGTGGATCGTTAGCTTGATAGTTTCTTCTAATTGATAATATTTGTCTGCTACCCATTTCAAGAGTTACAATATATGGAAGTTTAATTCCTGTTGGTTCTCCTGTTGAGTCTTTATCTTCAAAACCTTCTAAATCTAAGTCGGTATGAATTTCTAAAAGTGTAAAAATATCTTCGTCTCTAGTTTTTTTAATCCCTTCTAATTCTCTTTCTTTTTTCTCTACTTCTGTTTCTTCATTGTAACCAGGTGTTAATTCTATGTCTTGATAAAAACCTGAAACTTGTTTTTTTCTTAATTCGTTTTCTGACATTTTAATCATGTGAACTACAGCTTCAGCATCTTCTAAAGATGTTGCAGTGTAGGGTACAACTAAATCATCAGCCGGTACAAATTTTGAGACGGCTCTGCCAAGCAGTTCATCATAATAAACCTTCTTGAACGCAGAGCCGGCAAGAGGGAGATAAAAAAGCATTTGGTCGAACTCGGGTTCGTACTCTTTCATCACATCCATGAGCTGATAGTTCATGAATTCTTTAACTCGGTTTGATTGCTCTTCTTTAGCTCTATTTGTAAGTCCAATTATTTGTGTGTGCACAGGACCTGTAGCCGGTAGTAATTCTTTGTAAGCTTGTGCTTGAAATTGTGTAACTGCTTCTGCAAGAACTGGATGCGTTGCACCACTTGCTCCTTGAAACGGTTGTGTTGGATTTTCGTATTTAAATCCTAAAAGATCTAAACCTTTTGTATAACTATCTTCCCATGCTTTTCTAGAAGATTTATATTGCATGTAGTTAGCTGCAAGTTCAGAACCTAATTTACCCAAAACTTCTTCTGGTAATAATTCTGCTAAATTGTCAAAGTGTCCATTAGTTCCTGGTTGATTAACTGCTTCAGGATCAAAATTAATTGTTGCTCCACCATCTTCTTCTTGAGTTACTTGTATATCATCGGGACCAACTTGTTCTTCGATGGTTTCTTTTTCCATCTCCAAAACTTCGTCATCACCTGGTACTTTAATTTCAGTCTCTACGTTTGGTAGGGCTTTGTCTATATCTGCCATTTATATTCTCCGAGTTCTTGATTGTTGTAGCTTGTTTTGTAGGAACATTCAACCCTTGTGAGTCAGGTCCTTTAAGTGGTGGTATTTCCTTCCATTTGACGTGTTGCATATTTATCACAAGTGTTTTATTTTTCATTACCTAAAAAAATCCTCATCTGCTCTATCTTTACCAGTAAATAATTTGTAACCTTGATAACCTAATGTTCCGAGTGTCGCTAATCCAGCACCTATTGATATTGCAGGTAGTGCAACAGCGCCTGCTGCTGTTCCTGCTAAACCTAATGATGCTATTCCTAATAGTCCTCTTGACGCTCCGGCTTTACCTAAAGCTTTTACTGCAGGGTTCATAAATGCTGCACCTAAATAATTTAATGGGTTAGTTGCAATCTCTTCTGCATCTTTACCTGCTCTAATATCTTGTGCTACATAACCAACTGTTGATGGTAGTGCTACGATCGGTGCACCCAATGCCCATAATCCTTTTCCAAGAACACCTTTATTTAAACCGATTGCAGACATAACTCTTCCTCTACCTCCCGGCAAAGGTCCAGTTTCTCCAACACCTCTAGCTGTTTGATAAACACCTTTTGCAATTGGTGCAGTCAACCCTGCTGCTCCAGCAAGTTCTAATTTAAATTGATTATCTAATAAAATATTGTCATCAACTTCTTCACCTTTTTGTTCAACATCAGCAATGATCATTCCTTCCATCTGACTATCGTTAGTTAAATATGTGCTAGGGTCATCGTTTCTAAATTGTTTAACTAATGCACCAGCTCCAACACCCGCGGCTACGGTACCAACACCTAATGCAGCAAGAGTTCCAAATCTTCCTTTAAGTAAATTTGGATTTTCTTTTAACGCTGTTAAAAATCTTGTGCTTGAGTTTTTAATTTTATTAAATGCACCGCCTGCATTAGATTTATTAATTTCTTGCGCTAATTTTTTTGGATTTTTTTCAAGTGCATCATCGACCGCGTCTACACATTTTAATGCTACTCCACCATTAGATTTTCCTTTAATCATTGGCAGTTCACAAATGTTACCACTTACTCTAGCGTTAGCTTTTACATCATTAATAAACTTTATTCCTAATTTTTCTGTTAAATCTTGAACTATGTTTGGATTTACTTTAGCTGCGTCTTTAAATAATTTAACAGTTTCTCTTTTTGCAACACCTAAACCTTTACCTGGAGTAATACTTTTTTGAGCTATACCTAAACCTTCTTGTCTTGCCCCTATTTTTTTTAATTCATAATTAGCAAGTGCAGAAGAAATTTCTCCTCTGTTTAATCTATTCATAATAGTTGCAGCTTGAGTATTTTTTATTTGCGTTAACAATTGAAAATTTTTAGTTGGCTCTTTAGAAACTAATTCTTGATGTTGTAAAGTTAAAGAATTATTTTGAAAAGTTTTTAATGGTGCATCTCTGTTAGTAGTAAAGAAAGTAAAAATTTCATTATACGTTGGAACTCTTTCATATTTTGCAAAATAACTACCCAATAATTTATCTGGAGATTCATATTTAAATCTTTTTGCAGCTTTAAAAAATTCTTGCATGTCTCCATAGTCAGGGTGCTGTGTAATTACTTTTCCTGCAAGAGCACCAGATTTACTTAGATTATAATCAACATGTGTATATAATTGATTTTTTCGAACATCGTTTACACCAACAAATTTATTATTTTTATCAAACACAGTTGTGTAAGTTCTTTCTTCTAATGGTATGTTTGCTTTTTCTTGCCTTTCCGCGGCAATCTTCATGTAGTTAATTAATCTGTTTCCATCTTTCTCAGGGTAGTATCCTTGTCTTGATTTATACTTTACATCTTTTCTTTTTAATCCTTTCATTCGTAGTGAGAGTTTTTGTTTCTGGCCCGACGTTAAATCAGTGTACTCAGCTAAAGTGTAGGGTAATCCAGTTCTTGGATTAATTGGTTTTTTCTTTTCTAATAATTCTCTAGTTTTAACATTTATTCTTTTTGACAATCCTTCTTTTTTAAAAAAAGATGTTGTTTCACGAGGATTTTTTTCGTTAGCATATGCCTGTTTAATTCTTGATTTAGCTTTTTCATCTGCTTCCTCCCACTTATTAAAACCTTCGGCTTTAATATATTTTTTATATTTTCTATTTATTTCTTTTGAACTAAGTCCTCTACCTGTTTCTAATTTTCTTTCTGCAATAGCGTCTAATGCTTCGTCCATTGTGTCAAAAATACCGTTTCTACCATTGTTGGATGTTAGGGTTCTAGAAAATAAATCATCTCCAGTAGATACATAATTTTTAGAAAATAAATCTCTTACAATGTATTTTCCTTTAAATTTTTTTTGAGTGCTTAAAAATGGAGCTTGAGCCATTAGACCTCCAGGATTTTAGCTAGACCACCATCGGCATTTTTTCTTCTTTTACCAAAAAAATCGTCTATGTTTGCTTGGTTCATCTCGTCAATATCATCTACTATAGATCTTTCTTTTATGTTTGGATCTATATCTTCCATCATTCTATTTATTCCTTGAACTTGTCTATTTTCTAAAACAGTCAAATAATCTTTTCCAAATTTTGCTTCAGCCCATTCAGGGTGATATAAAGCTCTCATTTTATCTGCAAGTTCAGGACGACCATTAATTTCAAATTGTCGAATATCGTTAAACAGATCTGGATCGGTTAATCTTATTTCTTCATCAATTAATTTTACGTAATCGTCACTATAAACATTTGTGTCGCCAAATTTAGTTTTAAGAAAGTCTAGTTTTCTACTTGTAACAATTCTATCTGCTTCTTGATTACCTTTAGTAATTGCATCGATAAAATCCATACCTTCGTTTCTGTATTTCTTTATAAGTTCTTTTTCAATCTTTCCTCGCATGATGCCAGATAAACCTTTAAAAATATTTGACGCCATTAGACCTCCAGGATCTTAGCTAGGCCGCCTTTTGCTGCTTTGAAAGGTGATTTGTATGATTTCATGGCGTTTATATACATTTCAATTAACTCGTCTATAGTTTCTTTTCCAGTTAATTTTACACCACCACCAATATACATTTCTGCTTTTTCATAATTAATTCTATTTTCACCGGGAACTCTAACTCTTTTAATAAATTCTGCAGCTTGTAAACCTTGTGGCATATCAGCTATATTATCGTATAGACCAGAACCACCTGGACCTCCCATGTCTCTTGTTCTAATAAATTTATCAATAACTCTTTTATCAACGTCCCCTAAAAACTTTTCAGTAATTGGTCCTGTTCTAAACGTCTCTTCTTGCTTAACAAGATCTATATCATCAGCACCTTTTTTAAACATATTTGCAATACCTGAAAATACACTTTTACCTAATCTAAAACCAGCT